CTAACCTCGGTTGAAGCCAGGCGCGGCCCGGCGGTCCTATGCGGGCTTCATGATCGAATCACGAGCGCGGGAAAAGTACGGGCAGCCCAGATCCTTGGCCAGCACCTTGATGCCGCGGAACTGGCAGGTGGCCGTCGGCTCGCGGCTTTCGTAGGCCCGGCAGCGGCCGCAGACCTGGCCGTCGGGCAGATCCTCCAGCATGGCGGACACGTGGGTCGGCAGGCCGTGCAGGTTCATCGCTTCGGCGCGCGTGGTCTCGGGCGTCTTGGCCGGGCCGATGTCCGGCATGATGAACGTCGCCGTGCCGTGCGCGCGGCTCCACGCCACGTCGCACAGCATGTTGGCATAGCTGAAGTGAGGGTCGATGCCGATCTTGCGCACGCTGCGCTTGTAGTGCTTGATGCCCTTTTTCTTGTCCTCGTCGCTGATCTCCGAGACCAGCGCGGTGCGCGTCAGGTGAAACCACATGCGCGGCGCGACCTGCGCGCGCTGCTTGACGCCCTTGTCGATCACGTCCTGCTCCAGGCCGCGGCGGTCGGGGAACAGGCACATGGGCGGGCTGGCCGTGAACCTGGCCATGGCCCATTGCATGCACTTGTACTGGTCCATGCGCAGCGTGTAGCGGTCGCGCGCCTCGTCGGTCGTTCGGCGCTCGCTCACGTCGAGCTTCGGCGCGTCGCCCCAGACCAGCATGCCCTCCTGTAGGGTGCCGAACGAGTCGACGATGAAGACCCGGCCTGGCCAGCGGTTGGCGAAGGCCTTGGCGTCGTTGTAGTTGGGGTTGATCTCGACGACAGCCACCAGCACGCCGTAGGCCTCCATGAGCTGGTCGCAGCGCGCGAACGGGTTGTCGCTGTTGATCTCCTCCAGGTGCACGATAGCCTGGCGGCCGTCGGGCATGCGTTCCTTGATGACCACCACGTTGAACCGACCCATTTGGTCGATGCCCATGTAGCAGTTGCGCGCCTCGGTCTTCCACTCCAGGCCGGCAGCGATGCCCTGGCGCTCGCATTCGTGCAGGTGCGCCATCGTCACCGGCACCTGGCTGGGGTCGGTGTAGGGCTTGCCCAGCTTGCGGTTGTAGAAGTTCTTCATGGACTCGGCCGTGTTGTAGGCGTCCATGATCTCGGTCGCGCTGATGGTCGGCGACAGCATTTGCGGGAAGTGAATCGAGCGGATGCGCAGCGGCCTGTCGCGCTTGGGCACGCTGGGGTCCACGGGCTTGTCGCGCTCCGGGTGCTTGGCGATCCACTCGCCGTATTGCGTGTCGTCGATCCAGTGGCCGTTGGGGCAGACGTAGGCCCAGGCGTCGCGCGCCGGGTTCCACTTGATGCACTGCGGGAAATACTCGTCCATCGGCCGGGCTTCGCCGCAGGTCTTGCACTGCGTGTGGAACTGGTATTGCGCGCCGCGGCGGTACCAATGGTCGATGTCCACCTCGGGCCAGTTGGCGGTCGAGCCCATCAGCACGAAGCGCAGGTCTGACGCTGACAGCCGCTCAAGCGTCTTCTCGATCTGGTCCAGCGTCATTTGCTGCACCTCATCGAAGCTCAGCATGTCCATCGGGACCGACTCGGTCGTCACGCGGCCACTGGTCCACGAGAACACGTAGAGCGCGCGGCCGATGCGGCGGATCCGCACGTTGCCCTCGCCCTTCTTCTTCTCGTCGTCGGCGCTGGCGCGCGTCATCAGCTTGTGCACGTCCGGCACGCTGCGCACCAGCGGCACGAAGCGCTCGGCTGACTTGATGTCGGCCAGGTTCATGTCGGGCAGGAACATGCCGACCGTGGCCGGGCCGAAGCGCAGGCCGATGTAGAGGCAGGCCAGCATCTCCATCACGGTGAAACCGACCTGAGCGCACTTCATCAGCACCAGCACCAGGCGGTAGGCCTCGTCTTCGGTGCTCGGGATCTGGTCGTAGATCCACGCCATGGCCGGCCGGTCGTCGAGCTTGAACGGCTTGCCGTCGACCATCAGGCCCTTGCGCGTGCCGTCTTCGCTTGGCGTGGCCAGGCGGATGCACCATTGCTTGAAGGTCTCGCCCGGCTTGATGACCAGCACCTCGGCGTGCAGCTTGTCGCCGGTCTCCTCCTCTACCCGCTGGATGAAGCCAGCCAGTAGGTCGGCATGGTCAAGCTTTGGCTTGCGTTTCGACCACATCGGCGGGCTCCAGCATCAGAGGCAGCAGGTTGGTGGTGTTGCTGAGCCGCAGCTGTCGCACGATCTCGCGCTGAACGTCAGGCGCGGCGCGACCGATGGCGGCCAGCGCGGCGTCCCAAATCTCGCGCGTGCGCTCCTGGTTGGTGATCGAGTCGACGGCTTCGCTGAGCGCGCGCATGGCCTCGATGCGGTACCGGATGTTGGCGTGCATCAGCGGCTGGTTCTTGATCTTGATCGCGCCGTCGGCGTCTATCGTCCGCAGGCCGGCGGCGATGATGTCCAGGTCGTGGAAGCACTGCGCGAAGCGCTTGAGCATCGCCTCGCCCGACACCAGCTCACGCGCGTCGATCTCGACGACCGGCGGCAGCGCGGCCTTGATGCGATCGGCTTCGAGCGGCCGCTGGAGACGGGCCTCGACGAACACCGGAACGTCAGCCGAGCCGTCGTCAGGCGGCGGCGGCGGGCCTGGGTCGGGCTTTGGCGGCTTCGCCTTTTCTGGCGGGCGCTGCGGGCTGTGGCCGCCGGCCAGCAGGCGCTCGACGTAGCGGTAGCCGCTGGCTCGCGACAGCTTGTGCTCGGCCGTCAGCCAGGCCGCGTATTGGTTCTTGCTGAGGCCAGGGTTCAAGGCGATGTAGGCCTTGAGCGCCTCGATGATGGTCTCGCGATCGGGGAGCATGTCGTCAGTTGAGCGGCGGCGGTGCGCGGCGCCCCTCGGCGCCTGGCGTCATCATGTCGTCGCGATGCTCGCCGGCAGCGTCCAGGAACGCGCGGATGTCGTCTTTCCACACGCCGTAGCGCGCGACAACGGCGTTGAACTCCTCGATGTCGTGGGCCCGGATGCCCCAGATGGGCGCGCCGTCGCGGGTGAAGCGCTCGGCGCCGAATCGGTCCTTTGCGTGCACGGCGTGGCACAGCTCGTGAAAGACCAGGATCTCGCGCTCGCGCGGAGTGGCCTCATCGAACCAATAGGCGTGGTCCAGGATCATCAGGAAGTCGGGCCAGCGGCCGAGCTTGTCCTCCAGCAGCCAGTCGAACAGCTTCGACAGCCGGCCGTCGACTCGTGGCATGCACATGGTGCCCAGCACGCGCCGCTCGCCGGTGATCAGCTCGGTCGTGCGGAAGATGAAGTCGATCGTCGCCTCGCCGTCGACCAGGTGCTGGAAGTCGGGCAGGCGCAGCAGGCGCGAGGCGATGCGGGCCGAGTGGTTGGCGTCGTCGGCGGGGATCAGGAAGCTCATGACTGCCTCGTCTTGCAGTAGGTGCACAGCATGCCGCGGAAGGCCTGGGCGCCGCAAGCCGCGCAGGTGATCGGCTGAGGCTTCGGCTTCGCCGGCTGGAGCGCCTCGGCGCCGCGGTAGCTCATCGCGGCCTCACCCAGTGCCCGTGCCGGTTGTTGGCCCACTCCAGGTGCCAGGCCAGCGCGTCGTCGCCGGTCTCCATGCAATCGGAAAACATCATTGAGAAGTCTCCGAACTTCGCCACGGCCGCGACCTGCGTCAGCCGGCCACGCGGCGGCGTCAGCGGGTCGCCGATGTCGCGGTCAAGGGGCTTCGCCTTCGGCGCTGTGAGGGCGTTCCACGCTTCGTTGTTGCGCGCCCAGCCATCGGCGGTGGATGGCCCCCAGCACTCATTGCGCGGCTCGTCATTGCCGACCAGCATCGGCGGTATGTGGCTTATCAGCGTGGCCAGAGATCCTTCGGGCGGCGTGTCTAGCTCTCCGGCACCTGAAACATTGATCCGCTCCATGACTCACCCCTCGTTGTCGCGCTGCGCGGCGCGGGCCGCGGCCAGGCCGGACCAGCACGGCGGCGTGTCGTCGGCCAGGTCTGCCTGGCGATCTATCGCGTCGCCTCCCGGATGCGCTGGGTTGAACGCAAATCGCTGGACCGGGCCGTCGTGGTCGGCAGCCATCCTCGCGGCGTCGCGCGCCCGGCGGGCGGTCTCCCGGCGCCTCAGCACCTCGCGCAGGCCGTCGACGCCCCACGGGCCCAGCTCACCAGGTGGCCAGCAGGCATCGCGCCCGCTGCCGTCGACCTCGGCCTTGAGGTTGTCCAGCACCAGGGCGATCTCGCCGTGCTCGCTGGCCAGCCAGCGCCGGTATTCCTGCCAGCGCACGCGCCAGCGCTCCATCTCCATGCGGTCGAAGGATCCCGCGCGCCAGCCGGTGAAGCGGCCGACCAGGTAGGCGATGACGACGGCCAGCGCGGCTGCCGCGGTTTGAAGGGCTTCGATCATGCTGGCACCCCGAAAGTGAACTGAGGGATGGCCTGGCCATAGTAGGCCAGCGTCATCGCGTTGACGTACTCACGCATGCGGTTCATGCACTCGTGAAGCGTCGCCTCCCGCGGAAAGTCGGCGCTGCCGTAGCGGTGGCGGTGCCACTCCTCGAAGGTGGCATCCACCTGGCAGGGGGGTCGATCGCGAGCTGGCGCTCCAGGCCGATGACCGGCGGCTTCCTGCTGGCCTCGGCGAGGAGGTTGCCCGTGCCGAGCGCTGGCGCCTCGCGCTCGACCCTGACGCGAGGGTCCATCACGCCATCCTTGACGCCCCAGCGGAACTCACCAGCCGGCAGCACGGGCCGCGGCTCGCTGAACACGTGCGGGTCGGCCACCGGCGGCGTGGCGTTGACCTCGACGGCCAGGCCGCCCAGCACCGGCGCAGCGCCTGGCTTGACGGTGGCGCCGTAGCTGAACGCGCGGGCATCCATGGCTACGCCCGGGTTGTCGGTGAATTTCATTGCGGTTTTCCTTCGCGGTCAGGCAGCCTGTTGCACGAGAACCCGCACGCCGGGCATTCCTGCCCGTGCTCGGTCTCGGTCATCAAGCCGCAGTTGTTGGGGCACAGCCCCGATCGGATCTTGAAGTCGCTTTCGATCGCCCGGCGGATGTGGTCGGCAGCGTCCGGGCCGTCGATCACCGCGACCTGGTCAGGGTGCAAGCGCTCAACCATCGTGGTGGCCTCCTTCGGCGTCAAGCGCCAGGTCGTCGTCGTGCTCCAGCAGGAGCGTAGGGGTTTCGGTGAGCCTGGCCACGATCTCGTTGGGCAGCTCGGGCCGGGGGTCAGGGTTGCGCACGCAGCGAAGGCCGAGGTTGCGCCCGGTGCGCATCGCCGCGCCGCACGCGCATAGCGAGCTGACGGCGCGCGCCGTGGTCTGCTGGCCGCAGTTGGTGCAGCGATAGACGCGGTGCTGGCCATCGCCAGCTGCCCGGCGCAGGATCCGACCAAAGCAGACGCGGCAGACGTGGTCGGTCAGCATCCAGGCACCGGGCGGGGTAGAGGCAGGCATCAGCGCGGTACCGGGTCCAGGCCGTCGCCGGCCACGCCGATGTGAATCGGCGGGTGCGTGATGCCGGGGATCTCCAGGCGGACGCAGGCGCCGGCAGCCAGCAAAGCCAGCTCAGCCGGCGATGGCCGCCAGTAGGAGCAGACGAACGCCGTGCGGCCGTCTTCGCTCCACGCCCGCGTGATCGGCAGCGGCTGGCATTGGTCGTGCGAGATGCCCGGCGGCGCCCGCAGCACGTCGTTGTTGCCCAGGTGTTGCGTCGGCTGCATCAGAACAGCGCCAGCTGGGCGCCCCGGTCGAAGGCGGCCGGTGGCGCGCGGAAGGCAAAGGTGACGGACTCGCGGGCGTCGCGCAGCTGGGCCACCAGCAGCTCGGTCATGTCCAGGCTCCTCGGCTTTGTGACCTGGCGGGCGGCCAGGCCTTGCACGAAAAATAGTGTCCGCTCACGTAGCGCCGGCATCTTGGTCGGGAACACGCCGCGCGCGTTGACGCCGAGGATGGACTCGCGCTCGCGGTTGTAGCAGCTCACACACAGCTCGCCGCGGACCAGGCGCACAGCGCCGCGGTGGCACCTCGCGCAGATCAGCTCGCCGCGGCCAAACCAGAGGTTCGCCTCGCGCTCGCCGGCATGGCCAGCTCCGACCCGGCAGCCGCGGCATTGCCACAGCCCACCCTCACGGTCTTGGCTTCGGCGCCAGTTGTTGGCGCAGGCGGTCGTCGACAGGGTGGCGTGCATGCGGTCGCAGTCGAAATACTGCTGCCCGGGTGCCCACGCGATCGTCTTGTAGTCCATCGCCTCCCCCGGCGGCCACATGGC